GGTTGTAGGGAAATAAGTTTTAGCATAGTCAATTAAGGAAGCCCTTAGTGTGCTAAAATCTTTATTTAAATATTTTATGTCTCTTTTAATTGCCATTTTAGTTGAATGATATTTGTAAGCTATCTATTGTACCTGTATCTTTAATTGAATATTTTAATGCGACTGTAATTTGATTTGTATCAGGGTTGCCGGTTATCGTTAAATTTTCAACAATAACACTCGGAAAAAACTCGCTTATAATACTTTGGATGTCTTGCTCTAAAGCTGCATCTGTATTATTGTTTAATTGCTCAAAAATATAAACTTGTAACCCTGCTCCGAATGTTGGATTTAAATACCTCTGCCCGGTCCCGGTTAAAAAGAAGTTAATCAGGTTGTTTTTAATAGCTTGTTGAGTAGTATAGGTGGAGGTAAAAACAGCGGGTGCAGCAAAGGGTATTCCGACTCCTACAGCGACTGAAGGTTTCTTATCTATTGGGAATATCTTCTTTGCATCAAATGCCATTACTTCTTCTTAATAAGACCCATAATTTGGTCTAGGTTAACTTCTCCTGCAGGTAGTGCTGATCCTTCACCGGCAGTATTTATTGTTGCAGGTGGTCTGTATCCAGGCTGTGCTCCGAAAGACATGGCGTCGTTTGAGGTCATTGAAATGTTTCCATTTTTTGATTCCATCATTTCACCTAGTAGTTCTTTGTATTTATCTCTTGCATTAATACTGGCTACTATTGGTTGAGTAGAAACTGGTACAGGGGCTGAGTAGCTCTCCTGAATGATTGTTTTAGGGGCACGTACTGCTTCTAGTAGAATTTCCTTTAATTCTTCTTGAATAGCTTCTCTTACGGCTTCTTTGATGAGTTTTTTAAATACTTTGGTATCCATCTTTTATAAATATTTCTTAATTGGCTTTTAGGTTATCCCTATCTATAATGAGTTTTAATTCATTAACAAGGACTTGAGGGTCTGTTGTGAAGGATGGTTCTGTTTGTAGTAAAACGATTCCTTGACTATTCTTAGCTTGACCTATTTTTTGCTTTAGAGTTGGGCTAAACGGTTTCTCTACGATCTCAAAAGTAAAACCTTTATAGGTCAAATCGATAATAGAGGTAGCTGCTAATTTTATGGTATCTAGAAGTTTACTAGTGTTTGCTCCTAGTGCGTTAGGTTTCTTACCACACTTCACTAATACAAGGTCAACTACGTCTAACACTATTAAAATTGTTTGAAGTATTTTTGCTGCATCAGAGGTGTATTCACTACCCAGTGCTAAAGCTCTTTTTAATTCCGGGAGTTTAGGTGTTCCGTCTGATTTGAATGTAATTGATGTTTTAATGTCATCTAAATCACTTATTAAAGCTGTAACTGCTCCGGGTAATGTTGGAGCTAGCTTAGCAGCTACTGATGTAGCAGTCTTTAGTAAAGTTAAAGCGTCTAAAGATGTAACTGTTCCATTTACAATTGGAGTTAGTATTGTTAAAGATGCATTTATAGTATCAACATATTTTGCAGTATTTTCAATATCTGTTCCTAAAGAATTACGTATCTGTAATGCCCTATCTAGGATACTCTGTGGAGGGCATATATTTGGCAGGGTCGGGTTAGCAGTATCTAATCCTTCTATTCCTAGTTGGGACGCTAAAGATAGTAAAGTTGATATTGCTTTATCTTGTAAATCTGCAACCTTACTATTGATTGTTTGGTTAATCCTATCCAGAGGTGCTAATTGTGTTGCAGTTGCAACGACGGTTGCTGCAGTCAGAGTTCTTTGAAGCTTTAATTTTTTGTTAACAGTATCTCTTTTAGCTGCTTCTTGTTCTCTCTGTTTTTCTAATTCAGGGGGAGCAATGGGGGGAGTGGTGGGAGGTGCAGGGGGTGGGGAGGGGGGTGGTGTTGTTGAGGAGGGTAATAATACTTCTTCAATAATTGTTGGGGGTGGGGCAGGATAACTTAAGATAATAGTATCAGCTAGTTGTCTCTCTGTTGCACCTATTAAATAACTACCTTGTCTCAACCTAATGCTTTGAGAGTTTAATAAAACCGCTCTTTTTTGAGGTCCTAATTTTTCAAAGATAATAACATCACCGTTTGATAATTTAATGTATGGTGGGGAGGGGTTTGCCATTATACTGTAAAGTTAGAGTTAGATTTAAGAAGGTCGGGATTTAATGTTAAAAGTTTCTTTAATAATGCAGGTGCTTTTTTATTTAGACTTGGTATTGGGCCGCCTGAATTAGATGCTTTTAAAGAGGCTGTTACTAGTTCTTTAAGCACGTCAATCATTGTCTTTAGTAACTCTACTGTTGTATCTCCAAGTAGTAAAGGTTCTTTTGCAGATTTAGATCCTAAGTATATTTTACTAGTTTGAATTATCATTTCAGAAGCATCTATGTTAACTGTTCCTGCAGAACTTAAACTGATACTTTTTGCTGAACTTAATAATAGGTGATCTTCTGTTGTATTAAAGACTAGCCTTCCAGAGTTTATAATTACCTGCTTGCCCGTGTATTCATCAGGTAGGGTAGGGGGATTCGATTTATAACTAAAGTAATTTGTATTTGCTAGTAGCGGTACTTTTTGAGTTGTTGTTAAGTAGATAGAAGATGCATCTGTGTTGATATCTTCTACTGTAAAATCCCATCCATTCTTAGTAGGGTTATCTGTTTGACCGTTCCTAATAATTGTTATAGCGTCTCCTTGGGTGCCCACAGTGGACCAGGGGTTTTTATCAGGAGCTGTACCGCTCAACCTAATACTATTGCCCCACCTTCCTTCGTAAATTAAATCTCCTTCGAAAGGCTGTAGTGGATAGATATCTGAACGTTCTTTAAAGTATTTGCCAAACCTAATTGTACCTGAAGTATCTGTTAATTTATTTGTACTTCCTAAAGCAGAGTCCTGGTAATTTTTAGAATTCTCAGGGGTTAAAGATCCTGCAGAATATGGGATAGCGTTATGATGTGGGTGATTCCAAAGATTAACTACACTAATGTAGTATAGTGCTTTTGCAGAATTCCTCTGCATTATTTTCTTTGTCGGCTGTGATACTAAGTAGACAACCTCATTTACGAGCGGGTAGTTTTTAATACCGGGCTGTAAAGGGTAAGCAACTTTATAGTTTTGATTTTCAGATACTGTAGAGTAGTCTCCTGTACCTCCAGAGAGGTCAATTATCTCAACTGCACCGATAGCTTTTGGCCCACCTAATTCTTTATACTTTGGGTGAGAGTCGTCAAGTACGACGCTAAGTACTCTCCCGGTCGAATTTAAGTTTGCTAACTTTAATGCATCAAGGGTTTTACTAGTACCGGAGGTGCTATTATTAAAACTACCATCTAGAGCTCCAAAGCCAAATTTTGCCATTACTTATCTTCTTTTATATTGTTAATCTCTTTTAGTAACTGCTCCCTTTCTTCATCGGTAATCCCGAACGAGTCAGTAGCGGAGTCTTGATTCTGGAATATACGTTGGATGATTGTTGCAACCTTTACAAGTTGGTCATCATTCTTAACTCCGATCTCTAAGTACTCTTTAATAAGAGGTACTATCAAAGTTGCATCTCCGGTATCTTCAATTAAAGGACGTAACTCAGAGATAAGAGTTGAAATCTGCTTTTCTTTCTTCTTCTGATTGTCGTAAATCTCCTCTAGAAGGTCTGCGAATTTCTTATTTTTAAAAATTAATTTATCTAAACTCATGGTTAATCTATTTTTTATAAATAGAAAGTAGTACAGTTTAGAAGTCTGCGTACCCGTTCTCTACATAGAATGCATACTGTTTCTTATAGAGATCCCCTAGTTCGTTAGCTACTTTTGTGATTCTAGGCGTCTTAACGTCGATAATCTCCCTTATGTAAATGTAAAGAGCTTTCTTATTAAAGATTGTTATATGTTCTCTTTTTCTGAATAATTCGAGAATAGCATCTGCAATCTGTGCATCTTCATCTTTAGGGAATAACTCGTAGATGTTATCTGTACAATGCTCCACGTAGATATCTAAGAACTCAGACACTTCATCTACCGGATGGTACACTTGAGTGTCAGCCTGTACCCCATTTACATCTAATACGTCTCCATAAACAACCTCACCGTCTTCCTGTTCCGTATTTAAGGTATCTAAGGAGAGTAACTCTAACCTCTTCTTATAATTCTTTTGATTAGAAGCAATTAGGTATCTTTTAGCTACTGTTCCGAAATAAGAATACGCTTTAGCTCCATTCTCAGGGTTGAAGCGATCTAGTTTAGTTAGTAGGAAGGTAATTACTTCGTGCTGAAGGTCTTCTAAGTTTGTTTCCTCTGTGTAGTAGAATTTAAAAGTATGAATTAAGTTCTGTGTTAACTTATATAATGCATAGTGAATCTCTTCTCTATAAATCTTATTACGTTCTGCATAATCCTCAGTGTGCACATATTTAACTATTGCAAGTTGAGTATCGTGGGTAAAGTAATTTTTATTTTTCTTCTCGGTCATCGGTCAATTTAAAGTTATTTAATCTACTTTGAATAACCTTTATTTGCTCGAAGAACCAACCGATCTCATCATCACTTTGGAATGTGCCTTTGCTATCAATTTTTTGAAGTTGTTGTTCACTGTGTTCGATAATCTTAGATAAATTATCCATGTACAGTAAATAAGCAGTTAAAACATCTTCCTGCTTTTCATTTTTACGAAGTAAGTTGTAAGTCGTATAACCTAATAC